GTGAGTAGGTTGGCTGACTAGAGAGGGGGGAGGTCCACCTGTATCGACAGGAGGTGGTGTATCACCAACTAATCCGCTTTCATCAAATGTAAATACTTCATCCGGCGTTCCTTCAGTAAGTCCGGGAACTGGAACCCCCAGTGTATTTGTAAGATCAAATTTTCCTGGTCCTGCGGGTCTTCCACCAACATTACTAATTCCAGCTGCGGCCATGCTTAACGCCGCCTGTAGACCCTCCGCTCCAACTTGATCCATTGGATCAGGAGTACTCCAATCATAATCTTGATCCTGAGTTCCCCCTAAATAGGGATTGACTGGATTGACTGGAACAGAGGGTGTATTGGTATTTAATAAGTTTTCTAAGTCTTTCAATATATTTGCACTCCCTGATGAAGTAGTGGCAGGGCCTGCTATGTCGCCCATAGTTGGGCGTGTAGATGTAGGTGTAGATGAAACAACGGGATCATCAGAACTAGTCCAATAAGAACCGCCACCATTCAGTGACGCCAATCCACCATTAGCTTTATTCCAAAATTGCCACCAAGGAATATCATCTTCATCATCGCTTACACCCGAAGATATTGCTGGGCCAAAAGGATTTAAACTCCGTGTTTTATCACCCATAGCGCCTAAAATACTGGACGCGCCACCCGTAACCTTACCCAGCGCCAGTTTGGCGATTGCGGGCAATCCTTTCATCATGGCATCCGGAAGTGGGAATTCCGATGCGTAGGCTTCAGGGTACTGGTTCCTTAACTGGTTCATTTCAAGCTGATACTGGTTTCGTGTATCAACTGTTCCCGGTACTGTCTGTGACCTAATCCATTCCTCATATGCCTGTCCAGGATCCAAAACATTACCGTATTGAGCGGCAATATTGAAAGCCTGAGGAGACCCAAGAAAATCGCTGATATTCATTCCCTCGTTAACCCAAGGAAGTCCGCTTCCACGCTGATCCATGTAGGCATTTCTAATTTCTGTTCCTATATCTAGAGCGTTAAAACCCTGATTTCTGGTTTCACTAGGATTGTCAGATACAAATTTTCGTATAGACTGTATCCCTCTGTCCATTTTGGACATAGGGGTAGAAGAGCGCGCTTTATTTAATGCTGCGGCGCTTGCTTGCACCGCAGCAGGTGTCATCAGATCATTTGTTGACGCTAAAGCTTCTTGCCATCCTTTCCAAGCCATTGTTAGATGCCTGGAACAATTATAATTTTAAGGACAACAAGAACGATGACTACAACAATGCCGGCCTTTATCCAGTCCTTCATTTTCCATTCATTCCATTCTTTGAGATGTCCCCATAAATCTTTCAATAAATTCATGTTACCTCCTATTTGTGTTTCGGTTTTTTCATGCCGCCACGCATGTAACCTTTCTTCGGTTTTTTCATTCCACCCTTCATCATCTTGGTCGCTTTTCCACCTTTCTTCATAACAACCTCTTGACCGGTGTCCTTGGCATACTTAGTAGCATCCTTATACCCTTTTGAGTCGTATGTAAACTTTTTACCTCCTACTGTCGGCATTGGTTCCTCCTTTTTTAAGTTTAATGGCTCCGCCTTTCTTCTTGGCAGAACCGTATTTTTTGGTCCACCTCCTGGCTATGGTAGGCTTGTTGGCCCACATATAACCCTCTTGTTTCTTTGATTTAAACGGCATTATCTACTTCTTTTGTTAAAAAAATATTCTAAAAGTAAAGGAGTCATTATTCCAGATTTACTTTGAGAAAATAAGTCCTTTAAATCTCTATAAGCATAATAACTCATTATACCTAACATGTCTTTTCCTAATGTTTCATAATTTTTAAACCTAATTTTTGGTTTACCAGCTGCGGTGTCTTGACTATATGTAAATCCTATATCATTTCCCATAGATATAACGTTTATTTTTCTTTTAAGTTGATCAATTTCTTCTTTTGTAAAGGGTCTAAACCATTTATCTTCATCTTCAGCATAACCCATTCTTTCATAATAACTAGTCATTAATGTATCGTTGGTTTAAACTGTTGAATAAACTCTTCCGTCACCATAAAGCTGTCCGCAACTGCTTCAAACATTCTGGCTGTATCCTGAACGCCAATTGACTCAACATACAGGTTCCTCGTGATGGCGAGTAGGGCACCCGCAACCAAAAGAGGATCATCCTTCAGTTTAATTTCCTTCCGCACAAGCTCTTCGACCTTGTGCATGATATCGGCAATTTTAACTACTTGTTTTTCCATTCGATCTCGATCTGGCATTAGTCCTCGCTATCCGTTCCTGTGAGCGCGCTTTCATCGCCTCACGCTTTGTTGTATTGTTATCCTTCATCGCCTCACGCGTCATGGCCATGTTCTCCTTGAGCATTTGAGTGGCATCAGCCGTTTTGGTTTTGTCCATGTCGGCGGAAGCTTTCATAATATCAATGCTTGTCTGTGATTCAAGTTTATCGCGTTCAAGATCCAATTTTTCAGAGTCCATCATCATGTCCACTTGTGACTTTTGGGATTCACGTTGTTGGTTGGTCATTACTTCCATGGCACGTAAATCAATTTCTTGTTGTTTTAACCTTACTAATGGATCATCCTGTTTGGCGCCCATTCTTGCCTCTTCTTCTTTTGCAATTTGTTCGGTTACTTTAGCTTCAATTTCAGACTGTTTTTTGGCCATCTGGTTGTTCAATTGCGCCTGTTGTTGCTGGAGCTGCTGTTGCATCTGGGGATTCTGCTGTGCCTGCTGTTCCATCTGTTTTAATTGTTCTATTTGTTGTTTGAATTCCTGCTGAATCATTTCCCCCGCCAATATGGCAATATGCTCAAAAACATGTGACTGCATCATTGCGTAAAGCTGTGGATTGATCTGAACCATTCGCGTAAACATAAAGTCACCGTGTGCCTTCATGTGTGACTGGTGGTCCTGCATTGGAAATGCTTTTGGATTTGTTCCTTTCATCGCCAGTGAATTTTCCATAGCCGGGCTCATGGGCTCCGGTTCATCGGGACTTGGCTTGAGAATCGAGTCAATATTATCCACGTTCAGTGCCTGGTAAACCCTTCGGTACGCTTCACGCATATCGTGTAACTGAGGTGCCGCACCCGCCATTTGCAGTTGAGTTTGAGCAAGAACAACGCGTTGTGACATCGAAAAAATGTTAGGGTCAGAGACCGGTATGATATCGACACGCGCATCAAAATCCGATTGCTTTATCATTCGATTTCCTCCAACAACATAGTACGGATATTCAGGCGGTAAATACAACGCAAACAATCGTGACAGAATATTGAATTCCATTCTTTGGGCGCAATGAAGTCTCTTGTGAATTGCGCTCATTACTTTTGTTCCCCTTTCAAGAAGCGCCATAGTAGTTCCTACAGGATTCTGCTCGTTACCCTCGCCCATCTTCATGTCGGCGATGGCAGCGAAAGATTTTCCTGCGTCAACGGCAAAACCAAGCAATTGGAATAAAACGGCTGACGGTTCCTTGTAGGGAAGCATCATCAGTGATTCCTTTATGGATTGTCCCGTAACATCAACATCACGGAATTCCCCCGGCTGCAACGGTTCGTCATGGTCGCGTATGCGCATGCCGCGTGCCTTGAAACCTGCCGGTAGGTTAGCGAGTGTGCCAGCATCAATTAACTGCCGCAAAACACTTGTTGCTGTTCGCGATAACCCACCCAGCATGTGTATTAGACCAAAGCCGTAAAAGCCCAGTCCTGGGAGGAACTTGTAGTGTACAAAATAAGGTATTTTAGTAAATGACTGGTCCCCTTCATTCCAGTTTCTCTTAATGGATAAAACCGTTCTTGAATACTGATCTATTGTAACAATGTACGGAAGCTTGACACCGGATGTATCCTCAAATCCAGGTACATCCAGATTGGCGTGCATTTCAAGAATGGTGTACATGCTTTCATCACTTGATGTTCCCTTTTCTGTTCCCTCTAATTCATGGACTTTATCCATAGAATCGGATGTATCAACAAAACCGTCCTTGATGTCTATGTCACGGTAAAAACCCGTAACCTGATTTTTAATGAGTTCATTTTTGGTCATTTTAATTACATGCGTTATTCTATCGGCACTCTCAAGGTCCGTCGCATAATAATTAATGATTAAATCTTCCGATGACACAAATTTGGCGATGGCGCGCTTCAAAATTCCGTCATAGTAAACTTTCTTGAATGCCGATCCGGATAACGGCAAATAAAACAGTAACTGGTCCATGTCCGGGTCATATTCCTTCATCACCTGTGTAATCTGGTAATTCATGAATTCACAGACACGTTCTGACTGCTGCTCTATTTCAGGGGTTGCGTCCCCCACAATTTGTGTCCTCACGGGGCCATCCGGCGGAAGTAATTCCTTATACGCTTGGGCTTGGAATTGCGTAACGGATTCCGATAAGAGAGGGTGAACGACCCCAGAGGAACCTTCAAAGGGTTGCGTACGGTTTTCGTACTTGAACCCTAACATGTCTAGACCCTTTACATATGTGTCTTCCCAATCCTTTCGAGTATCCTTGTCACTCTCAAAATTGCCTAAAAGGTCAACTGAAAACTTGTTTAAATCTCCTTCTTCAATATATTCCGCCAAATTGGCATCATGCGGTATTTGACTTTGGTCTATTGGCGCGTTTGGATTAAAGTTGACCTCGGCCCCACCATCCGGCAGATCCGTAAGTTCAACGTCAGATTCAAAATCAACAACCTTCTCCGGCGGTGATATTTCAACGCCCTCCGGTTCCAATTCCAAAGCACCCTGCAATGCCTGCATTGCCTTGTCTATATTATTATTCTGATTTTTTGCCATATACTTCCTTTATAATACAGGAACAACGTCCTGAAAAACCTCTCTTACTAGACCACCCTTATAATACGCTGACTGACCTTTGTCAATACGTTCAGCGGCCTCTGAAATTATTTCCTTTATTTTTCCCTTTGTCAAAAGCAACACGGGAATGTCTCCCCATGTTTTTCCTTTTTCGTGGTCCTTTATTGCCGTCAGCGCCAGTTTTGTTTTTGAATCGCGTGAAACCTCTCCCATTGCGTCCTTAAGGATAACATCCTTGAATGACGCCGGAACTGCCGGATCAGGAAGTCCCCAGTTTCCGTAAAAACCGAAATGACCCTCAAAATCCTTTCCACCTGAAGAAAGTTTTCTGGTCTTTATCCACGCATTCGCCACCGCAACTCCGTCATACCCGTTTTCTCGCGCCATCTTCAGTAGGTACTTGATAACGAATTTTGCGTAATCCTTTGACATTTTGAAAGGTCCTTCCGGTATTGTTCCACCTTTTCCGGAGGCTCCTTCCAATTTTGCAATATCTTCTGCCTGACCTTCCATTTCTTTTATCATGGTGTCACGCTTCATTGTCAGCTCATCAATTAAATTCTGCCGCATATCAATCTCTTCAGGCGTGCGTCCCCTTGTTTCCGACGATTGCGCCTTTTCAAGATTTTTCTGAACATTTTTTAATTCTTTCTTTAATATTTTTGTTAAATCTTTTAATTCCTTTATTTTTTCCATGCCAGGAGATGGACGATCCAGCCGTGGCTTGTATTTTGAATTTTTATTCTGGACCGCTTGGTGCATGTCAGACTGTATTTCCTCCACAAACAATATTTTTCTTCCGGCCTCGTCAATACGATCAGAAATCCTTGCGTGAACGAATCCACCTTCGGCGTCCTTGCCCAATCCAAATTCATGGGTAGGCTTATATGTCCCAACCTCGCCAGCACGCATTTTTCCGGGTTCAAACGTAAAGACCAACTCATTGTGGTTGTATCCCCCCTCCAGAATCTGGTCCCCTTCATGCTGTGGCTGTCCTAGCACCCTGTACTGTATTCCACGCTTGCTAAAAACGTCTGACAGGTTGTTTCCCAACTTAACCACCTCAAACGGCAAGTTTGGATGCTCCAGTTGGTTGACTCCCTTTCCAATGACATTGTCAATTCCGTACTGCGCTTTGAATGTTGCGTTAATCTGGTCAACAACGTTTTCAACCATTTCATGTTTAAAGGCCTTCGATCCTTCTTCTTCTCTTCTTCCACCTGCGGATCCTTCTTCACGAAGACGATTAACGAGTGACGATATTTGCTTTATTACACCCTCAAACTTTGGATCAAAATCCGCGCGTGAATAGTCAAGATAGTACTTGGCCATTCCTGCGTCTTCATCTCCGTATCTACCGGATTTCCTTAGTGGCCTAGCCGTTAAACTTTTCTGGATATATTTCAATCCGTC